GGAGGTGTGGTAGGATGGTTAGCAAAAGAGCATTTCTACAATACTCAACCAGTTTACACTCATCCAGAGATGTTTGATGAAAATGGTAACATTATCCCCGATGAAATTTTAGCAGTACGATTTGAAAACGATTATGAGCCCGACGAAGACTACGACGACGAGTAAAGTAAAACTTCCACCAAACCCATTCATTCATGAGGTTCTTGAACTGGCAAGCAATCAACGTTCCAGAGCAAAGAAAGTAGAAATTCTTCAAGAGTATGAAAGCGATGCTTTGAAGGCACTTTTTATCTGGAACTTTGATGACACTGTTATCTCTATGATTCCCGAAGGTCAAGTTCCTTACAAAGAGAATGAAGTTCCTGTTGGAACTGATCATACTTCTCTCCGTCGTGAATGGAAGCACCTTTATAATTTTGTGAAAGGTGGTAATGACAGCCTCTCTTCTTTGCGTAGAGAAACGATGTTCATTCAAATTCTTGAAGGTCTTCACCCAGAAGAAGCAAAGATTCTGTGTCTGGTCAAGGACAAGGCACTGCAATCTAAATATAAAATAACCTATGAAGTGGTCGCCCAGGCATATCCAGATATTCAATGGGGTGGTCGTTCATGACAGTTGCCGTAGATCAGGAAAAAGAAATGGCGGAATTTGGATCAGACTCAAAACAAATCGCGCCATCTGATTACGGGTGTCAGATCCTCCTTGAAAAAACAACAATCGAGGCGGCTAATGATAAGTCTTTCCCAAACGATGCCAGATTGATTTGGTATATTGTTGATGGGGTAGAGTATGTTGATTTGACAAGATGCTCTAAGACTTCTAAACTTTTTGATATGTACTATGATAGGTATGGAAAAGGTGCTGTGCAAAAGATTGGTTTCGGATATGGAACTGTCAACCCAAAACTCTGGGGAGAAAAACCAAAGAAAGACAAGAAAAGAAAATGAATGAAGAAGATCTTAGAGAACAAATTAACTCTCTGATCCGAGACGAAATCCAAGAGAACATCAATGATTATGTCGATTCAATTGATGAAACAAAGAAGGCAGGTCTCGGATTTGTTTCTGTTGATGATGACAATGAATTGAAAATCAAAGTCTCTCAGAGAGAAATTGATCGTATTATTAAAGAGTACAAAAAAATTAAAAAGGGTCAAAGATCAAATATCTCACATATCAAAAAACTTGGATTGGTTGATAAGAATGGCAAACCATTGAGTTGACAACCATCCTGAAACGTACTATGATCTGAGTATCTATCACCTTTATCATGTATAAACCTTATAGCCAAGAGTGGCATCGTTATCGCTATCTTAAGGAAGCTATTGATAAATACTTAGACGATGGTATTGATCCGACATTTATCGTGGAAGATATTCGTAATATCCTTCATGTTCGTTCGGAAGCAGCATATGCTGAGTTTCAAAGGATCAATCAATTAGAAAACTATCTGTCAGAAACCTAATGTTATCTACCGCATATCGTCTTCGCCTTGAGGAGATCTGTAGAAGTATTATTCAAGGTGAGGAAGTGTCTATATCGGATATGATATGGGCAGAGAAACTTGCTAAATCCCATACCACTGCTCGTGATTGGTTAAACAAAGCAAGACGCCAAGCTGCCAATCCCGATATGGTAGAAGGTAGCATGGATGATTTTATGAACAAGATGGGTTTGGGTGATCCCGATCCATCTAATCATAGAACAGGATTTGGTAGTGCTGATGAGATTGTAGATTGGTTTCAACAAGATAAACCTGACGACTGGAGGCAACGTGATTGATAACACATGCGTAATCTATACTAATGGTAGTCAAGAATGTGAGAGAGTTGCCTCTTTGCTCAAACATCTTGGTGGCGAGTGTCATGAGTACAAACTTGACTGCCACTTTACTCAAAGAGCATTCGAACAGGAGTTTGGTAAGGAAGCAGAATATCCTCAAGTTGCTATTGGTGCCAAGCACATCGGTAGCCTGAAGGAGACTCTTCAATACATGAACGAGAATGGTATACTTGGGTGATAGAAGATTTTATATTATGTGATGAAGCAAGAGTCCCTGAAGAAATATGCAGAGGACTTATTAGAGACTTTGAAAATAAT